GCATCAATATACCTGAATCAGAGCTTCTCTTGTTTGTAGTTTCAAACTACTCCACTAAATAGTGGTACCCCACGAGGGAGGTTCAAGACAAATGAGTTTTCGTAACATACATTTAGTTTGGAAGATACTACATGCAAGTTCGTAACTACCTCACTTGGGTTCTTTGGTTTTAATCGCATGTGTCCAACGCGATATCACATTCACGAAAATTTACCCTATTCCTCTTTCGAGGGAGGGTATGGGTTTTCGTCCCATTCGTATTTCTCACAATACTTCAAGATCTGTTCCTGATAAGTAGGAAACGAACCTACAAGCCCTGTGAGATTACAGTCGTCTGCAACTCGTTTAAGTTGTGCGCATCTTTCAGTGTATTTCTCACGTCCAAAATGTGCATACTTATCAAGAGCATCCTTAATTGTACAAGCAGCATGAAGCTCTTCCGAAATTTGTGATTTTCCATGTGCATGAAGCATCTTAGCAATCGAACTTTCTTCAATAACTGCGCGATACAATTGTAATTCATCATCCCAAACTGCATTGTGTTTTAAGAAACCTGCCTCAGATCCATGAATAAATGGAACAGATTCAGCCTCTTTATCAGCCATAGTGTATGTAATATCACAATCGGCTAAAACACGAGCAATATTGGTATGATTATAGGCATCATAGCCTTTCTTGACGGACATAATGTTATCATCACCATAAGTCAACAAAGCAACAACGTCAGAAAATAATGGCGTTTTCCACCACCTTTCTTCCTGTGCAATCTTATAATACACATAACGCATATATAAACTATTAACTAATGAATTGGTGACAACAGTCAATGGATGTCCCGAAGGATTAGACCCATAAAACTGTACCAATGTCCCAAAATAATCATAAGTCGGTGAACAGATCTCAGTGGCAATACCACGCATAATAGTTAAATCATCAGCATCGTAATTGCCACTCAATTCTGCTAAATTAATTAGAATCTTAAAACTCGCCAACATAAATCTTGGGGACATTCGTCCATCAAAAGATTTATAATCACCTGCAACTACTCTGTCAACTCCATGTTTGTATACATGTTTCATCATTTTGGTCCACTCAGGCGATTCTACATTCAAACCAACGGCACATTCAAAAACCTCCTTATTCTGTTGCATAAGAGCTGAAATCGATAGGAAATATTTCCTAACCAACATTATAAAATAAATATTGCATCCAGCAAATACACGAACTTTCTTCTTACCAATTTTGGTAGGCTCATCTTTCAATGAAGCTTTGAAAACAGTGTTGATTCGATTTCCATCCAATAAAGTTTCTTCGAGCTTTTTAACCTCCTCCAAAACTTTAGGATCAATATCTCTAGGGCATGAAATTCCTTCTACAATTCTCTCAGATTTACTTACGAGAGTTGTTTTAGGCCCCGATAATGGGAACCCACAGGCTGTAGCGAAGTTCATGGCGTTAATGCCAATTGCCCCATCTAAACCTGCAAGGACGACATCATCATCTAACTTGCCCAAATTATGTAACTTCTTCTTCAGCTTAGAAGTCAAAGTCGCATTAAAATCCACAACAGCCTTGTCAACTAATGCAGCATCAAATCTGTAAGCAGTGTGCGTTTTATTCTCAATATCCACTTCCTTGTGCATTATATCTCTCATCATGTAAGGTTTATCGTGCATACGTTCTAGGCCTAAATGCTCTTGAACTTTCTGTGAAATCGAGGAAACTACTACTTCAGATTTTGGTGTAGCCCCAGGTCTATTATGTGCTCCATATACAATACACCGCGCGCCACTATCTAAATTTCTAGTTACGCACAATTCATGCGGTTCCTGCAATGGTCCAACATCAATATCTCCGATTTTAGTTTCAAAAGATTGTCCAGCATGTGATGGCAATATTGAAGGCTTCTTCGCAATATTATCAATCGCATCCAAAACCTGATCGCGTGTAATAAAACCTGCTGCCGCAGTATGGTTTTTCCCACCTAAATGGAATCCACCAATAAACGGCATGTCCTTGTTATCACGACCAATAAATGTTGCCATACACAGACCTTGAAAAGTCTGTTCTGGAAAATAATAACTAAGTGATTCAAATGATCCACCTAGCGTGGTCCTATTGGTAGTACGTGTACCTAATAACTTTCGGTAAATTTTAATTTCGCCTTGATCATTGTACACCATATCACCAACAACTTGCTTGCCATGTGCAATATCTCCTGGAAAATAAGCTGTTAAATCACGTTGATCACCTAGCTCAGGAACATACCATACACAAATATCTGTTTT